TCGGACAGCAGGGTGCAGATAACAAGCCACCTAGAAAGAATGAATCTGCGGCAGATAAAGCAAAGCGGGCTTCATTTAAAGCGCGCCATGCAAAGAATATAGCCAAAGGCAAGATGTCTGGGGCTTACTGGTCTGATAAGGTGAAATGGTAATGGCATTTTCAGAAGATAAAGATTTGCAAGAACTAGTGCCCGATATTCTGCAACTAGGCATAGACACGTTTGCTGACGAGCATGAAAGAGCGCAATCAGACATAGAACGTGATTTAAGAATACAGTGGTGGGACAGAAAAGGTATTGAAGGCGAAATGAATGCCACATATCTTACTGATTCACAATTTACGCGATGCGCCGCATACTTAGTGCTTTGGCGTTATGCTCTACCACAGTTAACTAACTGGGTGGATGGCGATAGATTTCAAAGCATGATTACTTTTTACAAGTCGCGATATGGCGAAGAATTAGAGGCTATCTTGCGCGATGGTGTTGAGTACGATGCAGACAATGACAGCACAATCGTTGAGAAGGAAAAGAAAAGCTACCACAGCGGAAGGCTGTCTAGGTAGTGAAGTTTAGTATCTTCAACAACCTTAAAGAAGTTGATTTTAAACTGAATGGCGATGAGCCTAAAGAGGCTATAAGGCTTGCGTTATCACGCGCAGGTCAGCAGGGAATTAACCTTATACTTGATAGAACTGCTGACGGTAAAGATGTGAAGGATAAGGCTTTTAAGCCGTACAGTAAAAAGGGTTGGAAAGATGGATATTATGGATGGCGAAAGCGCAGAAGCAAAAGCACTAGACCCAACCTGTTTGATAAAGGTCACATGCTAGGGTCTATAACGTCAAGATCGAACAGCGAACAGGCTACTATATTCTTTTCAACTGGTGCAGAGTCTAAGAAGGCGGCGTTCAATCAAAAGTTACGACCATTCTTTGGGTTCAGTAGAAAGGACAAGAAAGAACTAGCTAAATTCTTTATGAGGAACTTAAAGGTATGAGCATTAGAGAAGAGATAGCGATTAACTTGGTTGATACCCTTAGCCAGATCAATTTGCCAGTAGATGTTAAGTATGTGACCAGAGAGCCGTTTGATTTTGATAAGTTATCTAACGCGCAATTTCCTGCTATACTGGTGCAGAGCGGCAGTGAAGATAGAGAAGACAACACAGTTGGTGGCTCTAGTTCAAGCAGAATGGGAACTATCAATTATGAATTAGTCTGCTTTGTAAAAGGCAAGGCTATCGACACAGCCAGAAACAATATAATCGAGGCTGTAGAAGAGAGTTTAGATGCTGATAGGAAGCGTGGCGGCTACGCCTTAGATACGCAGATTGTTAGTGTCGAAACAGATGAGGGTTCAATTGCTCCAGTTGGGGGCGTTATAATTACACTGCGTGTACTGTATCGGTATCAGCGCGGTACACTTTAACTTTATGAGGTAAGTAAAATGGCAGTAACTACAGGTAATAGCGGAGTAGTAAAGGTAGACGTTTCTGGCGGAACGGCGGCGGCAGTTGGCGAGGTTCGTTCTTTCAGCATTGAAGAAACAGCAGACACAGTAGAAACCACCTCTATGGGTGACTCTGCAAGAACATTCACTCCAAGTTTCACGACTGGCACAGTATCAATTGAGGCATTGTTTGATGTGGATACAGTAGCATCGAACCAAGCAGTTTTTGATGTGGGCGCAGAGGTTGTTTTTGATGTCTTGCCTACAGGTGTTGCGTCTGATGAAGGTTATTCTGGTTCTGGTATCGTGACAAGCAAATCAATCAGCGTGCCATATGATGGCATGGTAGAAGCTAGTTTCAGCATCCAAACATCAGGAACAATTACAGCAGGCTAATACGGGGAGTATAAATCATGGGAATGGCTAAAGATTTAAGAGAACGCAGAACTATTAAGACAAGGGAAGTTACAGTGCCAGAGTGGGGTGACGATTCTGGAGCGTTTAGGTTGTATTGCAAGCCGATAACTTGCTTCGACTTAAACCAGTTGCAGAAGAAGCACCCTGACTTTTTAAGTAATACTACTATCGGTGCAATGGTTGATTTAATCATTATGAAGGCACTTGATGATAGCGGCACTAGGTTATTCAGTGGTATAGAAGATCGCGTAGAATTGATGGCAGAGGAAACTACTGTCATTAGTGAGATTGCGAATCAGATGTTCGCTGAAATAGAATCTGAGGAAGATTTAGCAAAAAACTAAAAACCGATCACCATAGAATGAATCTTATTTCTTTGGCTGATCGGCTTCACAAGACCATTGAGGAAGTAGAGCAAATAAGCATTACTGAGTTCAATGAGTGGATGGCATACTTTCAGATAATAAAGGACTCCAATTCCGATGGCTAATAATTTTAAAATTGTTATCGCGGCATTAGATAAGACAGAAGCCGTATTCAGCAAGATTCAACAAAACTTCAAGAAGGTCGGGAAGGCTGTTGATAAGCTAAAGAAGCGGTTTCCTATATTATCTTCTATTGCGGGCAAGTCTCTGCGAGGCATTGGTGGGGCTTTAAAGACTGTAGCTAAGGCGGCAGGTATTGCCTCTATAGCGACAGCAGGCATATTCACATTCCTTGTAAAACAGAGCCTAGACGCTACAGATTCGCTTGGTAAGACTGCGCGTAAGATTGGTGTTACCACACAAGCCCTAGCCTCTATGCGCTATGCCGCAAAACTGACTGGCGTTGAAACAGCCACGATGGATATGGCTCTACAGCGATTTACTAGACGAGCCGCAGAAGCCGCAAAAGGTACGGGTGAGGCAAAAGGTGCTTTGAAAGAGTTGCGTCTTGATGCTACTAAGCTAGTAAAAATGCCTTTAGACAAGCAGATGCAAGAGCTTGCAGGCGCGTTTGCAGAGGTTGAAACTGACGCAGATAAGGTCAGATTAGCCATGAAGCTGTTTGATTCTGAGGGTGTTGCGCTAGTTAACACTTTAGGGCTAGGGAAAGAAGCTCTAATCGAAATGGCTAATGAAGCTAACGTCTTGGGCATTGCCTTATCAGAAGACGCTGTACAGGGCGTAGAAGACGCTAACGATGCGTTTACTCGTTTAGGTCAGTTATTTAAAGGTGTAAAAGATCAAACTGTAGCGGCTTTAGCCCCTGCGCTAGAAACCTTAGCTACAATTCTTAAAGACAAAGTTCTTACAAGCATCCAAGAAACTGACGGCGGAGTGCAAGCGTTTGCTCAAAACCTAGCTGTCAGCATTATGAACGGCGTTTCGACTGCGCTCAATGCGCTTCAGACTTTAGTCAATGGTGTTATTGGCACTTTAAACACGCTGACGCAAACTGCAGATCGTTTCACTGGATTCTTTAAAAGTGATGAAGAGAAGAGCATTGGTCAGCTTAGGGCGGCTTTGGCGGCATTAAATGAAGAGCAAGAAAAGAACAACGATCTAGTATCCAGAGGTGCAGTTGCAATAGGGTTCGCTGAAAGACAGAACGAGCTTATTGAAGAGCAGAAAGTAAAGCTAGAAGAGTTAGCTCTTGCCAAACAAGCGGCAGGAGATATTGCGCTCATTCCAGAAGTTAATTTCATGGACACTGTAAACGAAGCCTTCGAGCAGATGGTTGCAGGAATTGGAAAGGTTAACGAAGCCAAGAAGGGCGATGGTGAGGGTGGCGGTGATGACCCAGAAGAAGACAACCGAAACAAGCTACAGAAAAACTTTGAACACTTAAAGGCGTTAGGAAAACAGGAAGTAGACTGGACAGCAAAGACAACAGACGAGAAGGTTAAGCATGTTGCGAGCGGGTTGCAATCTCAGATGTCTGCGGTGGCTAAAAACTCTAAGACTGTATTTAAGATACAGAAAGCGGCAGGTATTGCGAATGCGCTTGTGAGCACCTATCAGGGCGCGGCTAAAGCAATGGGCGCATATCCTTTCCCCATCAACGTAGCTATGGCGGCGGCATCTGTTGCGGCAGGTATGGCTCAGGTTTCAGCTATACGAAGCCAGTCATTCGAGGGCGGTGGTTTTACTGGTAATGGTTCACGCTCTGGCGGTGTAGATGGAAAAGGTGGTTTTCCTGCTATACTTCACCCCAACGAGACAGTTATAGACCACACAAAACAAAGAAATGGCACAAGCGCAAAACAGCCTATAGTGGTTAATCAAACAATAAACGTTACTACTGGTGTACAATCTACAGTAAGAGCCGAGATCAACAACCTTATGCCTACCATTGCTGAGGTTACAAAGTCGGCTGTATTGCAGGAGACTGCTTTAGGCGGTTCATACCAAGCACAATTACAAGGCAATTAAGATGGCTATAACATACCCTGTAGACTTTCCGACAATTAACAGCAAATCTATTGTCCAAAAGTGTTCATTCAAATTGGTTGAAAGCGCGGCTATAACACAATCAGCAACTAACTTTCTCCAATTGACTACTAGTTTCGGTCAGGCAAGATGGGAAGCAGAGATAACAATCAGACCGCTCGATAAAGATGAGGCTAAAGTTTTTACGGCTTTTTTGGCATCATTGCGAGGCGTTACAAAAACATTTCTGTTTGGCAACCCGATAATGAGTTACGACACAAATATTCCAGTTGCAACTATATCGCAAACATCACAGGGTGATACTCAGGTTTCTATTGATGTAACAGCAGGGCAAGACTTGAAAGCAGGTTCGCATTTTCAAATTGGTAGTAATTTGCATATGATTTTAGAGGATGTGCCATTATCAGGCGGTTCTCAACTGACTGAGGTAACCCCACCGATTAGGTCAAATTTCGGTACAGGTAATATAACTACAAACAACCCAGTAGGTAAGTGGCGATTAGCTACTAATGACATTGGGTGGGATATTGACGTTTCAAGCCGTTATGGTTTTTCGTTTGCTTGCGTAGAGGTAGTTGCATAATGCCTAGAGGAATAACTTCTAGTGTTGTAAATTCACTTGCAGATGGTCATATAAGAACTGCAATGAATATAAAGATGAGCTTTGGCACTGCCTTGCAACTTACAACATCTAATCAGACGAACACTATCCCTTCATTGGGTACTTTTAGTCCGACAAATGGTGTGCTGTCTGTTACTGAGGTCAGAGATACAGAAGATTTAGCCGCATCAAATTTAACTATACAACTTTCAGGTTGTGACCCTGCTTTGGTTAATGCCTCAAAAGGAACAAATTTACAGGGCACAGCAGTTCAAATTTGGCTTGTTATTTTAAACGATACCACTGGCGATACTGTGAATGCCCTGCATTATTTTACTGGCTATATAGAGAACACTGTCTATATGCAGTCTGCGGAAACAATTACAATATCAGTTGCTTGTCAGAACTTTTTAGCTAGATTAAACGATAGAAATGTAAGAAGGTACACAGACCAAGACCAGAAAGATGTTTTTTCTGCCGATAAGGGCTTGGAGTTTGTAGAACAAATACAAGAAAAGACACTAGTTTGGGGTGAATAATGAAATACGCTAGAGAAACCATTGCAACAATTAAAGAAGACATTGCGCCGCTCGTTCAAGCTACCTACGATGAAGTCGAAATAGATAGAGATAAACTTGAGTTTAATCTGAACTGGGATATTTATCACAAGCTAGAAGAATTAAATATATTGCACATATACACTGCAAGAGTTGACGGCAAGATGGTTGGTTATTTGGTTTTGATTTCTAGCCCATCATTGCATTGCTCTGAACATTTAATGGCAAGTAGTGACGTTATTTACATTCACCCTGAACACAGAAAAGGTAGAGCAGGCGCAAATATGATTAAGTATGCCGAAGAAGATTTAAAATGTCGCGGTGTTTCTGTAATGATAGTAGCAATGAAAGCACATGCGCCATTCGATAAGTTACTACAGCGTGTTGGGTACACTTTCGCTGAAAAGACATATCAAAAATTTATAGGTGCTAAATAATGGCGGCGGCTGTTCCCTTTCTGCTTGGTGCAGGTACGGCGGTGGCGGTTGGTGCTAGTGTTGTTGTAGCTGTTGCGGTAGGTGTTGGGACTGTTGCAGTTATGGATTACATGATGGACGCGGGAATGCCAGAGGCTTACAGTCCACAGGCGCAAGAAGATACGATGTCAAGCAGGAATATAACAGGCAAAAACCCGACTGCACCAAGGGAAGTCGTATACGGGACAGCGAGAAAAGGCGGTGCTATTGTTTGGCAACATGTACATGGGTCAGACCCTTACACTGATTCAGATGAGTTTTACAACATGGTAATCGCTTGGCATCATGGAGAGGCAGAAGAAATTACTAAGATTTATCTCGGTGATGAAGTTGCTTGGGAGGATGGATACTACAAAGGGCGATTTGCATCAAACAGCACAAGCAGTTCTATTGGCGAGAAAATAACAATCTACAATAAGTTAGGACTGAACAACCAAAGTGCTGTAACAGTTGCAGGCACAGCGTCAACATGGACTACTAATCATAGAATGCGAGGCATAAC